TCCCCGCCTGATGTTGGAGGTCGGTTACACCATTCTTCCGGTGTATGCGCTGCGTTACGAGCCGGCACCCATCAATTCTGGGCTTGATATCAATCAATATGTCAACCGGCTTCTCGTGAAATAGGGCGCAAGCCGTAACGACTTACTGCATTGAGTTTCGCGTCTGCGGAAACTCCACGGGTTTGTCTGCATAAGCCTTGCGCTTGCGCGCGACGAAATCGCAGTTGGAACACTGCAATTGGCTCTGGCGCAAGTAGAGCGTCAGTATCGAGCGCGGCCGATGATCCAGTTCTTCGTCGCACCAAGGGCAGCTATCGCCGGGGCGCAGATGACGGCCCATGGAACTCCGGGAGTGAACGTTGCCCGCCTCAAACGTTTGGCCCTGGGATTCGTTCGATCACGTTTGGATTGACGGATAGGACCCGCTTGGCCACATCGCCGGACGAGGCCCTACGCAATTGATAATTCGTATACGGATGAAATTATCTGCAAGCCATTGATTAAACTTACAAATAATGGTCGGAGAGAGAGGATTTGAACCTCCGGCCCCCACGTCCCGAACGTGGTGCTCTACCAGGCTGAGCTACTCTCCGGCGCGGCCGGAGCGCGGTTATAGCGATGCGGTAACGGGGCGGCAAGCGCGCCCGTAGAGCGCAGGTAACGGCGGTTGCCGCTCTTCCTGCCAGCCGGTATGGTCCCGGCCCGCTGGATTGCTTTGCCAGCGTCCATCCCGCGCGTTTTGGGGCGTAGCCAAGCGGTAAGGCACCGGATTTTGATTCCGGCATTCGAAGGTTCGATCCCTTCCGCCCCAGCCACCTAAACACTAGCCTTCGTGCTTGTTCTTGAGTGAACACAGTAGCAACGCACGAAGAACTGGACCCAAGTTGGACCCAAACGGTTTGGGCATTCAGCTTCGCAGCACTGCCTTGGACAGCGCTCCAATGACTGCCGCCGCGCTGGTGTCCGCTTTGCGTGTTCGCTTCGCATAAACACGCAACAGCACCGCGGGATCATGGCCGCAGCGCGCGGCGACAACGTGCACGGGCACACCAGCGTCGAGGAGCATCGTTTCGTGTGTCACGCGCAGATCATGAAACCGGAATTTGGTGAAGCCAAGCGCATTGGCTCGATCGATAAAGCCTTTCGTCACAGCTCGCGGGTTGCGCGGTTTGGCCAAGTCCGAAAGCTTGCCGGCGTAGTGCGGGAAGACCAGCGAGCCGACCGGCAACTTCACCATGGAAACGTCGACCGCGACGCCATCAGGCACGCCCGCTATTAGCCGAAGGTGTTTCTCACGCTCTGCCTTGAATAGGGCGATAAGGCCATCATCAATGACAATGGTGCGTCGGCCGCGCTCGGTTTTTGGCTCCTTAAAGCGGAGGCCGTGGGCCTTCGTTTCCTCCACGGCGCGCTCAATCCGCAACGTCTTCTCCTCAAAGTCCAGATCAGACCATTGCAGGGCGAGGATTTCCCCGCGCCGGGCGCCCGTGTAAGCCGCTGTTGCTGCAATGGGAAAGAACGCCGTGCCACGAAGGCCATTAAGCAGCGCGACAAGTTTATCCTGGTCGAGTGCTTGCCCCACCTCTGTTTCCCCAGGCGACGGCGCGTCGGCCCGCTCAACGGGATTCTGTTGCAGAAGGTTCTTTTGCAGTGCGGATCGAAAGCACGCGCCCAATACCGCGTGAACCTGGCGAACCGTGCGCGGCCTCAAGCCCTTCCCTTCCATGGCCCGATACACATCGTCGATCATAGTGGGGGTGATCGTCTGCAAGACGCGCGCACCGAGCGACGGAATGACGTGTAGCTTGAGCAATTCCGCATAGCGTTCCAGGGTACGCGGGTTGACTTTGCCCTCCCGCAATTCGACCCACCGATCCTTCCAAAGCGAGAACGTCATCCGGGCCGGCGCGACGTGGGCACCATCGTCCCCGCTCTTGAGCAGCCGGCGCAACTCCCGCTTTGCATCCGTGATATTGCCGCGCACCGTTTTCGTGTAGCGTTTGCCGCCTACGCGATACCGGAGCCGAAAGCGGTCTTTGCCGCGCTCGTCGATTCCGCCGTCCCCGTGATCCCGTCCCATACTCAGGGTCCCTTCGGCGCGGTACGGATGGCGCGGAGAATCACTGCAGCCCACGACTTTCCAACCTGTTCCGGTGTTCCTGCCTCGCCCATCATTTCAGCGACGCTGTTAGGCTTCGGTTTGCCAACCGGTTCGCCTTTTGGCCGTGAGTGATCCATGACCAAATTGATGCCGGCCTTGAAGGCCTGGAAAGAGAAGGGGTCATGGTGCCAAGCGCCGTAATCCTCATCCATTCGGGCGGCCAACTGGGAAATCACCGCGCCCAATTCACGCGTCTGAACATCACTTCCCGCCTCGGGACCGAACGACGCTTCTAATCGGCGCCGTATCTCCTCGCTTATGCCGCGCTCGCCCGCCGCAGCTTTGATCTGCTCATGCAGTTCGCGGGGCAGACGAAAAGCGGTTTGGACCATCGTGGTGTCCACGGGCGCCTGCGGTTGAGTTTTCGATTTCATCGTGTCCCTCCGATACTTCGACCCTTGTAAAGGAGGCCATCGCGCGCGTCAACCATGTGACTCACATTTTGTTTGACAATCGGGATGCGTTGTTATACAACTACAAAATCGCAACGCCTAAACAGGCCGAATTAGGACGAAACAAGATGGCTTTGGAAAAACTCACCTACTCGGTCGAAGAGGCCGGCGAACTCATCGGAGTAAGCCGGAACAATGCCTACAACCTGGCAAAAACGGGCAGCTTGCCCACGATCAAGATGGGCAAACGACTGCTAGTGCCGAAAGCCGCGCTGGAAAAGCTCCTCGCGAGCGCCGGCTAACCCTGAAACCCAAAAATCTCAACCGTCGTGCTGGAGGGCAAGACAAGAAACAGCAGCCTTCCAAATGCCGACTCTTAAAAACTACCTCAGTCCTGGAACCCTCATCATGTTGCTTGGAGTCCGAGCCTCATCTTTCGCGCAGAGCTTTAAGCGCGAGATCGAGAATGAAAAAGACGGCCTAACCGTCGTTGTTCTGAACGCAAGCGACCGATCGTTGCCGGCGCTGCTAGACCATACCCATCCGCGGTGCATCACAATCATTGTAGCTGACGCCACTGCGCCCGAACCCCGCTGCCTACTGCTTGTGGAATGCGCCGATGTTGTCGTGCGGTCCGTGAATGAGCATCGCGCGCGCGTCGTCAGGCTGCGCAACCGTCCGACAATTGAAGTGGCAGCATGACCGCCATTATTCCGAACCTAATCGACGAAGGCGATGTCGTCCTTCTCTACGGTCCCCGCGATAATGAAATCGAACGGGCGCTAAAACCACACATGGTTATTGTGCGGGCGAAGTCGCACGATGACGAAATCGAGAGCCTGACAATCGAGCACAGGGCACACCAACATGACCAAAGTGGTCAGGTTGTTCATAGTGAACAACCTGCTCAAAATGAGCAGATCGAAGAGAAATCTAGTGGAACAAATGTTCCACAAGAAGCCGGTCCTACATTCCTGCTCTGTTATGCCGAACGCCCGCCGGCAAGGCTCATAGAGCTTGCCAGCGTCCTGATTGATGCGACCAGCCCCGGCGGCGCTCGCTTTGAACGCGCCGGCAAGCGCGGCCGCTTGGTGCTTGCGCAAGGCCAGGTTCGGGCGCTCGCAGAGGTCGCCCGATGACGATCTTCTCCTTCACAGACATCTTGGCCCGCCCGCTTCCGGACCGTCCGTCGGGCCTATACGCCGCGACCAATGTCGTGCGCGTCACGGGGGAAAAGCTCGCCCCAGTGTTGTGGCAGAACGAACAGTGGGCCGTCACGAAATTCGGTTTGGAATGCCGCGACGGAACTTACTACATCGAAAAAACTCGCCTGCTTGAGGGCTTAGGCACCGAGCACGGCTGGCACCACCACATGGCAGAGAAGGGCTGGTGCCACATGGAGCAATTCTATCCCGCATTTCTAATGGCCATCGGTCTGCACTTCCCCGCTGCAAAGAAAGCGAACAAGCGCGCGTCCCTGAAAGCAAATCGGCGCGAGGCGCAGTCGTGAACGCTCCTATCTCCGATCCTGGCCACAAAGCCCGTAAGCTGAAAGCCACAGAGCCGGTGCAGCTTGATATAGAAGCTGCCATCGCTGCGGCGCCTGCCACAAAATCAAAACTGCACTTGGCCGCGTTGAGTTGGGCCGTTGCCGGCTTCGCCGTATTCCCGTGCCGCGAGGGGCGAAAAGAGCCGGCATGCCCCAATGGTCATAAGGACGCGACCACCGACCCGGCCAAAATAGACGCTTTCTGGGCTGAGAATCCGAATTACAACGTGGGGTGTACGCCCGCTGTTGGCGGAAATTCAGTCCTGGATGTGGACCCGCCCCAAGGTTTTGAGACGCTGGCACAACTGGAGTCCGAACACGGAAAGCTCCCGCCGTCGCTGACAATCTCGACGCCTCGGGGCGGTATCCATTGGTGGGGCGATGGTACGTGCGCCACGAGCGCAAGCAAGCTCGGGCCGAAACTCGACACCCGCTCCCATGGTGGTTACGTCCTGATGCCTCCGAGCGTCATCGGGCAAAATCAATACGAGAATAATCCATCCGGTGGCACCTATGCGGTCAAGAGTAACAACGCCATCGCGACCTTGCCCGCCTGGATCTCTGCCAGCCTCGCCGCTGAACGCTCTAGTGTTGTTGCCGGCACTGACAAACTAGACCTACCTGCGAACATTGGGCGTGTCCGACAAACTCTTGAGCGGTATGTCGAAGCGGGCGACGTCGCGATCGAAGGCAACGGCGGTGATGCCCGGACCTTCCGCCTATGCTGTGAAGTTCTTGACCTAGGCGTGTCGCCAGACAAGGCCGCCGAACTGATCCTAGAACTTTGGAACCCGCACTGCCGGCCGGAATGGTCGGGAGAAGAATTACAAACGAAAATCGAAAACGCCGCCAATTATCGACAGAATGAAATAGGCGCCTATGCCGTCAAAGACCCCGCTGAAGCGTGGCCCGAATACCTCGCCAGTGCGCCCGATACTGCGGCCAAGAGTGGTGAGCTGCGGAAACGGTCCCGGTTCTATCCGCTCGACAGCGACGAACAAGACGGCCTTGAAGAACCGAAGTGGATCATTCCGCAACTGCTTCAAAAGAACAGCCTTGCAGTAGGCTATGGCAAACCAAAGTCATTCAAGTCGTTCCTGGTGCTCCATCTGACGCTGGGCATCGCAACAGGCGAAGAGACGTTTGGCTTCAAGCCGGAGCCGCTTCCTGTCGTGTATTGCGCTGGCGAAGGCGCCAACAACATCGCTCGCAAGCATCGCCCGGCGTGGCTGAAGAAGCACGGCATAGCAAAGGCACCTAACTTCTACATCATACCGTGCGTCCCAAAGGCCGCCACAGAAACCGATGTCGAAGAGATGATCGAGCAGATCAAGGCTCGCGGCATTCATCCGGGGGTCGTCGTCATCGACACAATGGCGCGGTCGGTCACGGGCATGGAAGAGAACAGCGCTAAAGACATCGGGCGCTTCGTCGAGAAGTGCGACCTGATCCGCGAGACGTTCGGTTGCACGGTCATCGTGATCCACCACTCCGGAAAGAATGCGGGGCGTGGATCGCGTGGCAGCAATGCCCTTCAAGGCGCCGTAGATACCGAATTGGAAGTGGTCCGCCACGAGAAGACCGGCATGGTCGCGGTTTACGTTCGCGAGCAGCGCAACGCCCAAGAGCGCAAAGACCCGTACCGTTTCGAAGGGAAGGCCGAAGGCGGCAGTCTCGTATTCGAGACCATCAGCGAAGAGGATTTCAAAAAGGGCGCCAGCAAAGGCGTCGATCCATTCTCGGACCGGCAGATTGGCCTCGCACTCTATGCCCTGCGGAAAACTGCCAACGGAAAGGCTGCTACGCCCGATCATCCCCTCAAGACGGCAGTCCTCGCGAATCAGCTTCGCAGGATGTGGGGCCAATTGCTCAGAGACCCGGTCGCGGAAGCCGATGCGAATGCAGGCGTCGTGGATAGTCTCACGAAACGGGCGAACGGAACGGGCCAGGGGGCTTCTAAGGGTAAGAGGCAATACGCCGGCCTCTACCACCTAGCCGGCGAAACAATGGTCCGGGGCGGCGCCTGGTTCATTTCGGACAGCATGGCCGCCGAACTGCATCTGGACGATGCCGACCCCGAAGACGGGGGCGACGAATGAGCCCCCGCTACAATTACGGGTTGTTCTGCAATCCGCTATCAACCGAAATATCCCAGCGGATTGGAATTGCCGCTTTGGGGTCGTCGAACGAGGCTCTAGCGGATGCAGCGGATTACAGCGGAAATAAAGTCGTGCGTTTCCAATGGCTTCTCGACGACGCTAAAGGGTCTAGCGGATACAGCGGAAGTTTTTCGGATACGCCAACAATCCGCTGCGCACGGCAATACTCTAGAAGCCGGGCAGTAGCGGATAGGGACTCCCGAGCAGAAGGTATTACTGGCCGGGGGAAAGAAACCCTCTCAAAGATTGAGGCGCGGACCTCGCCCAATCGTGCCCCGCCCGAACTGCCTCCCTTAGCAATACCTGCACCCTCGGGCCTTGAGCGGACCCGGGTAAGAGGCGGCCCAAATTCTGCGGATTTTTCTCTATGGCCCATTGAGTGTTGTAAATTTGGCACACTCTCAGAAATCGCCCACCCTTTAGCGAAATCGAATCTTGGTGCGAGCTTGCAGGCCCGCGCCATGGCCGCCGGCCGCCAGTCTCGCGGCCAATGTCCCCCAGGTGGTGGTCGGCGGCGCCCTTACGGGGCTTCGGCCCCATCTGCCGCCGAGTCGCGCGAGTTCCAGGGCGCCCTGGATCAAAGCCACGGCGGCAGACCCCTTACCCCTTACGGAAGCCGAGCGGTCCTCAACGCCCGGCTACGGCGGGCTGCCCCTAAACCAAGGCAGACCCGCGCCGGCCGGCCGCCAGGTCCTCGATGTGGTGTCGAGATAAACCTGGCGGCCCCGGCATCCCCTCTTTCCCCTCCACCAGTAAGGAACTTGAATCATGAACATCGCAGAGATTGAGCGAAAGCTCGCCCGAGCCCAGGAAGATGTCGGGGGCTTTGGCGCCGAATATGCCGAAGCCAGTTTGGACGCGTTGAACGGCAAGCCCGGCGCCCAAAACAGGGTTGATTCCATCGAAGCCGAACACGCTCGCGCCGCCGCGCTGGTCAAACAGCTTAGTGCTGCACTGGCCGCTGCCAAAGCGCGCGACGAAGAAGAGCTTCGCGCCAATCGGGCCGCCCTGCGGAAAACCCAAACCGCGGCGTGCAAGGCGCATTTGAATGCGAGGGACAGAGCAGCCGAAGCGATGTCAACGGCGCTTCTGGAAACGGCTCGCCAGTGGAAGCTTTTAGTCGAGCACAGTGAAAAGGCCCAGAACGCGACGCCCATCGGTACGCGTTGGCCAGAAGGCGATGCAGCGGCAAGCGCGTATGGAGAGCTTGTTCGCCTGGTCACGCGGGAAATGCGTCTCGCCAGCCATAATGCCGGCCTGGACACGCATCATCGCATCCCCGGCGCTGCACCGATTGATGATGTCCTGAACGTGCTGCCCCTCGTGACGATGATTAAGCAGGCAAGCGTCTGTGCAATCGCCGCTATCACAGGCAAGCCCGCGGCCTAATTCGATGCGCTCAACCTGCTTTCATCTCGGCAGCAATGCGCCGAACTGTACCCGACCCGACGCCGTGGTCGCGTTCGGCTTTGCGCATGCTGGCTCCGTTGGCGAGCGACGCCATGATGGCCGCCTTAGTCGAAGCATTCAGCTTCGGCCGTCCACCGACCCTGCCTTGCGTCTTCGCACGATCAAGCCCGGCATGGATGCGGGTCACGATCATGCTGCGTTCGAACTCGGCGAAGGCGCCGCACACCTGGAACATGAGTTTGCCGGTTGGAGTCGTGGTGTCGAGGTTTTGCTGGTCAATATAAACATCAGCGTTGCACTCCTTCAGGTGCTGGATCGTGCCCAGAAGGTCCAAGAGCGAGCGCCCAAGCCGATCAATGGCCCAGACCATAACGACGTTGAACTTCCCCTTGCTGGCGTCCTTGAGCATCTGATCCAGTCCGGGGCGTTCATTGCGGCCCTTAGAGCCGGATATCCCGGCATCATTGTAGACCTCGACCACGTCCCAGCCGCGCCGCTCCGCGATGCCTCTAAGCGCAGGGATTTGGTTTTCAACTGTCTGGCGATCGGTGCTCACGCGCACGTATATCGCAGCACGCTTGGCCTTAATCATGGTCAGGCTCATTCATGTGGTTGCCTCATCACATTGCCATATTGCTGCGCCAAAAACAACTATTATTTGCGCACTCCAAAGTCAGTCTCCGGCCCCCAGGGTTTGCCTCGCTTTTTTGAAGCCGTTTTTGAGGGGGTTTATTGCGCACCCCTTCGACATGCTAATATCGCTCTGGCCCCCTGCCATCGCCTTGCCTCAGAGGAAGGCCCAGGGCGGCGCTCTCTTCCCCATGCATCGCTGCGCCGTGCCTCGCGTTGCGGCCATTCCCAAATAGACCGGGGGTGGGCGTGGGGGTACCCCCGAAACGCGGCCCGTCAGCATAGGGCGGGGAAGACAAATCCGCCGAGGAGCGCGGCAGAAAACCCGATTAACCACTCGTTAACCCCACAGAGCACCCGCCCATGAGCAGCCAAAGCAAGGCACGCCTCACCGGGCGCCAGCCTCCTCCGATCCCGCCCTCGCAACGCCAGCGCGGCCGCCCCCTCGTGCCACTGATCCCAGTGACCGATGATGGTTGCGGCCCCGCGATGCTCGCGCTCACGCCAGCGATGAGAGCCTTCGTCGTCGCCAAAATCGAGAACGGATGCAGCAATGCCGAAGCCGCCAGGGCCGCGGGCTACAGCGACGCGTCCAGACACAGTCTCGAAGTTCAGGCTCACCGGCTCGCCCATGATGACCGCATTCAATCCGCATTGCTCGAAGAGTCTCAAAAGTTGATTCGCAGTCATGGAGCCCGCGCTGTGCATGTGCTGGTGGCCATCATGGACAACAAAAACGCGGAGAACAAAGACCGCGCAAAAGCCGCGACCGAACTTCTAAACCGGGCCGGCCTGAACGCGGTCTCGCAGCACAGCGTCAGTGTCGAGCATTCCGTAAAGCTCACCGATAGTCAGAGGGAAGCGGAGATCATCGCGCTGTGCCGGGAGATGGGCTTGGGCGAAACCGAAGCGCGCAAGATGCTCATCGACCCGACCAAGGTTATCGAAGGCGACTTCACCGAGGTGCAGCCCGAGCCCGTGAGCCCCGAAGTGGCGGCAAAACGCGCACGCAAGAACGAGTTGCAGCGCGCCCGCGAGCGCATGACGCCGGAAGCATTGGCCCAGCACAAAGCAAAGGTCCGCGCCCAACGCAGCGCAATGGGCAAGGCGAAGCGCGCTGCGCACGCCGTGCTCAGTGAATCTGACCGTCGCGAGTTGTTCGGCCAAAACCCATCCACCATGGAAACGAAAGACGAAGACCATGACTGTTGACGTGAAGCAACCCCTCAATGACCCGGCCTATGTGAGACTGGTCGCTGAATTGACTGTGGCCTCGGCCGCCCAAAGACAACGCGTTGCCGAAACGGATCTACATGCCAGGCGGATGCGCGCGAAACTGGAGAAGAAAATTGCGACCTTGCCCAGGCGCGCTGCCGATCCGAACGCTATTCCCTTCCGCAAGCTTGCAGAGGACGCTGACGTGGTAGCTGCCGCTACTCAGCAATTGTGGTTGCGTACTGAGCGTGCGCTCCTGGCGCTTGGTCAAGCTCACGGACTCCCGCGAACCAAAGCACCCTGGAGATGGAGAAGGCGCCCGCTGCCGGTTGTGATGGCTGAGGCGCAGACCTGGCTGCCACCGGATTTTGAATTCATCGTCCCCCGCGGATTCCCCGCGCTTTAACCCATCACCACCAACAACAAGGAAACCTTCCAATGACTGACATGACTCCCGAAGCCATAGCCTCCATTGTCTCCGCCGCAGTCGCAAGCGCCGTGCGCCCCCCAGCGCCCACGCTCACGGACGTGGGCGCGCCTGCCGAAGCACCGCCCGGCCGTGGAGCGTTCTATTCGCGCGCCACTGCAATCGCGGCGGGAAATCAAATGCTCAAAGACGGCATGAGCCTGGCGGACGTGCAGGCGCACTTGGCGGCTGACGGTCATCACGGATTTTCTGCGGAAACGAAGGATGTGCAGCAAATAGAGAACGAACAGATCGCACAGTCTCTCGCCCCTGCGCGCGGAGCAACTTACGAGTTTGATCTCAACGCCCATGGCCGGGCAGCGGCCTTAAACGAGCGTCTGCCGGAAGGGTCAGCCAAGTTTGTCGAGTCTGCGAAGTCCTGGTGTGCCGCTTTGCAGTTACCCGCTGGTGAGGGTGCAGCCCTGATCGAAATGATTGTCGACGACGGACTGAGACGTGAGCGCATGACTATTTCCGAAGCCACGGAGGACGCCATAGAGAACGATCGGCTGCTTTCGTACTTCGCGAGTCGCAGAGGCATCACGGTGGACGAACTGCGAGCGAAGGCCGCCAAAGTCGCCTCTATGGCCTCACCACTGGCGGCTGATTCAACGGCCCTGCGAAATGCCTATGTAGTAACTACCCTGGCAATGCACGCCGATTCGCTTGAATACGCGAACAAGCTGCGCGGAAAGGCTTAGGCCGTCGCGAGATAACACCTCTCAACCTTAGAAACCCGGCGCCGTATGGAGGGGACGCCGGGGGTTCGGAAAGCAAATGAAAAATGACTGACAGAAACGAGCGGCTGCGCCAATTGCTTCAAGAGCAAGCCAAAGCGAAGCGCGAAAACAAGTTCAAATCGTTTCAGCCCTATGCAAAGCAAATGGAGTTCTGCAACGCGACGGCCGATCATTCCGAAGCCGTGCTGCAAGCCGGCAACCAGCTTGGCAAATCCGAAATCGGCGCATTCATGGCGACGGTGTTTGCGACCGGCCTTTATCCCGATTGGTGGAAGGGCCGCCGCTTCCCCGGTCCGACGCGCGGATGGGCAGCGGGCGAAAGCACCGTGGCGGTTCGCGACGTGTCTCAGCGCAAGCTCTGCGGAGCACCCGGCGATGAAAGTGCCTTCGGCACGGGCATGATTCCCAAGTCGCTCCTTATCGGGAAAATCCTCGGCCACGGCGCAGGCG